GCAATACAACCTGTAGTAGTGGGACCCCTTTTGTGTAAAAGGGGGGATGGGCTACAACTTATAATTGATTTTTGGATTTGGTTCGGGACCCCTGGCGCGTTAGCGCCAGGGGTATTCATATGTAGGGAGTTAGTCTAGTAATGTCATGTATGCTTTAGCATTTAACAAACCAAACTTGTAAAGACCTTTACGAACTGTGTCGTAGTCCTCGTCATATTCTGCCTGTTTAATCTCACAGTATAACTTGTGTTCTTCTGGTGTTAGCATCTCTGATTGACCAGAAAAAGGATTAGTTGTTTTAATTTTAAATGTCATGGTCCTATATTATCCTACTTGCTCACTATTGTCAACCTCTTTTATTCTTGTTTGTGTATAAGAATAATTACCCCAATTACTTTGGATTGTTTCTTTATAGGGGTCCTCGATCGGTGTTTCAAGAGCCTCGGTCCTTGGGTATAATTGCACGAACTCTTGTATATGTTCTTTTATAAAATCATGCATACAAGTTTGATCGCAAAAGTATTTCCATATGGAATTGGATCTAAATTCATTTATTGCGATCTTAACTGTTCTCAAAACCTTAGAACCTTTGACACCACGAACTCTTGTGGTTGTTGGTCTTTTATGGCAACGTGGACCATGGCACCAGATATAATCACTCATGATTTTTTTACCATTTGCCAAAGACACATTGCAATCATGA